GGCTCGTACACACCCGGACTCGTCTGGATTGTGATCAGAGATTCTCGCGGAATGGCGACTATCACCCACCCATCCATCACTTTTACGATCCCGATCCGGGAACCAATCATCGATCTGCTCCCTTAGTTGTACGCCAGCCTTGCATAACCATGGCTTCAATTTATGGTAGCCATCACCATCATGGTTGCAGTACCAGATGAAGTAATTCCATAAAGTGCTTCATTATCAGATAACTGCATAGATAACTTATCACCATTATCCATTTTGTATCCTGTCGATGCCGTAACACTTGCATCGCCTAAATAAATTGTGCCAGATGATGAATGAAGATAAACCAATTGATCTGCTCTATTGGCTGTTACCAATAAAGTAGCTGTGGTAGTTACTGATTTTTGTGATGTATTAGGCATTTGATTCCTCAATTTTGTGATCTTTGTTTAAACAACTCCATTTACAAGTTACTTCATCAAGAACTGCTTCAGTATGGCAAGCAGGCTCAATAAACGCATCAAGATCTTTATAGTAAGTAAAATTAATTCCTGCAAAGTTTTTGCGGATACTGCCGTTGTAACTTGTTTTAATCCAAGTACCACCCAATGATTCCATAAAGGATTGACCTTCATCTGGTGCATTATTATCGCCAACTAAAACTCTTATAACTTTATTATCATTGTTAATTTCTGCCCAATGGCTCATACTGCATACCTCACAATTACTATTCCTGATCCACCTAAACCACCAGCAGCAGTCATGTAAGCGCCAGAGCCACCGCCGCCTGTGTTAGCAGTTCCGTCATAAGATGCTCGAGCACTTAGAACACCACCGCCACCACCATTACCACCTTTACCGCTATAAGCAGCTGACCAACCAATACCTGCTCCACCGCCTGCGTAATAAACTGTGCCTGCAACATTTTCTCCTGTTGTAGTTGCTAATCCCCATGATGAATAAGTTGAACTTCCTGCTCCACCATTACCACCAAAAGAAGTAACGCCATTGTAATCAGCACCAACTGCTGCTGCGCCACCGCCACCACCTGCAACTTCTGTGCTGCCAGCCTTAAATCCTAATCCACCTGCATAGCCTTGGCCTGATGTAGCAGTACCCCCTGCTTTGCTGCTTGTAATATTTCCACCACCACCGCCACCAGAACCACCATTGCTACCAACATTATCTCCTGCTCCACCTTTACCGCCACCAACAGCTGCTGCTAAAGATCCAAAAACAGAATTAGATCCATTTGCGTTAGATCCACCAGCACCAACTGTTACTGTGTAAGTGTTAGGAGATAAAGATTGGCTTGCATAATAAGCAAGTCCACCTGCTCCACCACCGCCTGAATAGTTTGCTCCACCTGAGCCACCACCGGCAATAACCAATACATCGGCTGTAATACTTCCACCGCTTACAACAAGTGAACTTGAAGATGTAAATACACGATAATTATATCCACCTGATGTGTAAAGCGTTCCACCTGTAATGGATATATTGACACCACTATTGAGCATTCCCGAAATGTTGTTTAACATTTAAGCAACTGCTCCTACAATATACCAAGTATCGGTAGCAGTCTTAATGCAAACTGCTGATTTATATTGAGCAACTGTAGGTTGAGCGGCAACTGCTCCGGCTGATAAAATTGTGGTAGTACCAGATGTAACCGCTTTAATAGTTAATGCGCCAGCACCAATATTGAGAACTGTCAATACAGTACCTACTGGATATGCAACGCTTGCGTTAGTTGGGATTGTCAAGTTAATAGCTGTGGCTTTATTCATTTGAATTAAAGCCTGATATTGATCATTTAATACTGGTGTGTAATCTGCTGTCTGGGCTGTACCGACTGTAAAGGTAGTTAAGCCGTTAAACATTGTGCTGGTGAGTACATCACCGGTTGCTGCTGGAAATCCTGATGCCATTTGTTACTCCTTAGTAGCTTAGTGTGTTTGTACCCAAAACACCATATAGGGTAGATCCTATCAGGAATCCATCGATTATAGGCTCTTGGGTTGTGAATGTTGTTTTCCATGAGTTCACAGTGATTTTGTGTTCAACTCCAAATACCTGAAGGTTTTTGGTAATACTAGATGTACCCACCACGGCAGGCTGTGTGGTAGTAACGCTAATGGGATCAAAGTAATCTAGGTCTAATGCCGCTATTGTGCCAGTAGTGTAATTATCTGTGTAAAGATCTAGGGTAATTGCATCGCATCGAATAGAAGTTTCAGCGCGGCTAGCCACATAAGCCAAAGCATAATTTAAGGCATCAGTTGTGGTCTGCATTAGAAGATCAGTTTGAGTATATGAATGCACAAAGTATTTGGCGATAGATGCTGAATTGGTTGCGACTTGAGCCGCCAACCCAGTAGCTGTAATGCTTGCTTGATTGACTACCTGAGCATCATTCAATACCCAAAAAGCATTGAAATATGAAATGTTTGTGCCATTGTCATTAAAATAAACAGGTGTGCCATTAGGGCTGGAAGTGCAATAGCTGCGATTCTTAAAGGTAACGATGCCATTTGGGTCAATGTAAAATGCGCCATACTCGGTAATCTCTAGGGTCTGACATGCTTGCAATGCGCTTCTAGTAGTTCCTGGATCTGCTTGGACTGTGGTCTGACCTGTGGCAATAGATCGCATTGATGTCGGCCAGCCGATTTGATCTAATACGCGGCCAATGCGTGTACCAGTATCTTCACCTGCAACCGCACCTGTAACTGTGGTTACTAGGGCATTATTTAATAAACGCATGGCATCTACAGCTGTGATGGTTGTATAAACCACATCACCTACATATTTAGGAGTAGTGGTGTTATATGCTGTAATAAATCCTGAAAATAACTGATAAGTTACTCCTAAGTAGGTTGCGCTTATTTGAACTTTACGCATAGGGCTGAGCAATCCATAATAAGGACTAGTTGTATTTTGTGGGTTGAAATCACCATTCTGATCAACAATGCGCATTGACATTGTACCAGTCTGAAATTGATCTGCCTGAGCATTACGACCGCGTTGAGTAGTAATGGTATCTAACTGATTTGATACATCAACAATTACATAATTGCTACCAGCCAAAACATTTGTTCCCAGTATGCCAGATCCAATAATAAACGCTTGGCCGAAAGATGCTCCAGTCGAAAAGTTAATTATTGCTTTGACGGATGGTACTGCCATTAGAACCCTTGGCCAGCAGGTACAGTAGTAATTCCATTTCGATTATTGGTTAATTGAGCATATTGCACAGCTGTGGCGAATGCTGACCCATCAACTACTAGTTGTAAGTTAATTGGTGGTGTTTCGGTTGGAGCACCCATGCTTGTTGAACCTGGGGTAAATCCAAGGGCTAATCCTAATCCCATTGCTTCTGGGCTTGTGCCAAAATTAGGATTATTTAATGCCACATTGGCTAAGTTTCTAATATCAGTAAAACCGCCATTACCGGTAATTGTGCTACCAGCCATTTGAGATGGGCTAACGCCAAGGCCTAACAACACTTTTTGGCCAGCGGTTAATATATCCATAGCAGCTTGATTCATTGCTGTGGCTAATTGAGTAGTTGAATCAGTTGCTTTTAAATCTGCTAGATATTTTTGAGCCATTGCAGCATTACCATCAAGGATGGCTAATTTTTCAGCCAATCGTAATTTTGTTTCGTCATCTGTGGCTTGATTAAGTGCAGCCATCAAACCAATTCGTTCTAAATCATACTTGTCTTTTAATTTCTTTAGATCAGCCTCGGCTTTTAATGTAGTAATTAAAGTTTTGCGTGCTTTTAATTCCTGCAGTTTGGCTAATTCAACACCGGCGTTAGCACCAAGCGAATACTGGAAATTAGATGATGGAGCATTAAAATCAGCACTTGCCTTAGCACCTAATTTGGCTATTAAACCTATAAGTGAAGTATTGGCAACAAATCCCAATAATTTGGTTAATCCAGAGTTTTGAGCAATGCTAGTCAATTTACCTAACATAACCCCCAAGCCAGTAATAACATTAGCAATAGAAGTTCCGAAGTTTTCCATGGCAGTAGTTGCAGCTTCTAGGTTTTTATCTTTACCTATTGCGCTTAAAGCGTTTAATATGCCTTTACCGATAGCCTCAGATGCGTTTGCAGATGCAACTCTAAATTGATCCATTTTGCCTGCATAAGTACCTAATCTTGCCTGAGCCTGTCCAGAAAATTTGTTTTGCAGTTCATCCATGATTTTATTCATGTCACCACTTGCAAGGGTGGCTTTATCTAACCCAGCACCTAATCTTGATAAGGCTGTAGTTTGTCCGGAGAATCCTTTGGCCAAAGCCATGCTGACTTCTTCAACGGATTTACCTGTGCCTGCTGATATATCTAATGCTAAAGCTAAAGCCTTTTGACTCTTAGTTAAAGATCCGCTAGCTGTAAGCAAGGTCTGAAATGCTGGTCTTAATTGATCATCTAATACGCCAGTCATCTTTTGTAAATTGGCTATATAGTATTCAACATCTGGTGATGAAAATGCGTAGCCAGTATTCTTTAATTGTTGCTCTAGCGATTTGGCAGCAGCTTCATCTGCCATGAAAGCAGAAATAGTTTTCTTGCTAAAGTTTACTATTGCGGCTGCACTAAACGTAACTCCAAGGGCTTTGCCTAAATTTTTAATACTTTTTTCAAATGAGAGTACATCTTTCTTGCCTTTAGCAAGTCCTTTGCCATTATATTCAGATAGGATCGAGAAAATTAAATTAGCCATTTACTGCCTTTCTGATTTCGGTGCGCCTTACAAATTTAGCGGCAGTATTATCTAAAGCTTTTAATATATGAGACATTGCCTTGCCCTGTTCCTCTGCGGCTGCTCTGTATATCAATCTTCCTTTTTGTTTGTAACCTTTATTGTTTCCAACCATACCTTGTGGTCTTGCATTAACTAATGGCCCCATAGATGATATAAATTGAGCACCTGCTCTAGGGTTATTAGAATGAGACACATTACGATTAGTTTCACTAGCACCTTTACCACCCCAAGGCAATCCATCTGGATTTTTTCTACCGGCAGTTTCATAGATAGCACCAGATGCGCTGTTATTAGATACATAGTTGGTAGCAGCCCAACCTTTTTGATTGCGTTTATTTGAACCTGCGCTGTATTTAATGCCTTCAATTACCTGTGCTTGATTGTACTTTGGAAAGGCTCGATATTTCATTGGGCCAATAATTCCAGCATCTTTAGTCCAGCCAGATAAAACTGTGCTATCAGCAGGAGCGTAACCTCTAGCTTTATCTCTGATAGGAAGCATTGCTAATCTTATTTGTGCTTGTACATCTTTTAATAAATCTTTATCAACTTCACCCAAGGCTTTTTTCATTTCTTTAATGCCGCTTACGTTTACTGGCATTTTTTATCTCCTTGGCTCTGTCTTGTAAAACCTGGACTACTGCCCGGATCATGTCCGAATCCATGTCTATAAATTCTTTAGGCGGGATGCCTGTCTCTACAGATAGTTGTGCAATCGTGTAAAGAAAACTATCTCGCCCTATTATTTTTTTGCGTCATCCAATACTTCAACAGTATCTAGGGTCTCAATAAATTCCAGACCAAAGGTGGTTACAGTTACATTGGCTCTACGCAAACATTCCCAGGCTAACCAGAATATCTCTGATTGTCTTTCGTGCTCGCGTAGAACCTTTGAAATTCCTGCGCCATATTTAATTTCAAAAGCGTATTCAACCCCCGGAGTAATCTTATGTTCAGATACTTCTCCGTTAGCCCTTGTGATCTTTAGCTTTGCCATTATTGCTCCTTAGAAGCTACCTGTTGTTGTTTGTACAACTGTAGAGTTACATGTGAATGTAATGCTCTGAGTTGAGATGTCTCCAACCGCACCATTTAATGGTGTTAGGTTATTGACGATAATGCTAACAGTATAAAGTGGATTTGTAGCAGATACTGCTGTTCCTTTTACAGGAATCAATACAGCTGTAACAGTCGTGCCGTAGGCAGATTGTAGGGTTGCTGCAACATTTGCTGCTGCGAAATCGTTTAGGAAATCTAGAGTCAGGGTTGCTGCTTCTAGACCCTTTGCAAATTTATGTGCAGTATCGCCAAGTGCAGTTACTTCCAATTCATCGAAAGCCTGGTTAAGTGATACTGATGTAATGTGGTCAGATAGATCGACTGAGTTGATCTTTACGCCAACATTATTTTGTAGAAATATGGCCATTGTTATTCCTTCTCTGTTGTAGGTGCTTGTACTGCTGGCTTTGGATCTTTAATCTGACCGATCTTGATTAAAAACGCCAAATTCTCTGCGGTTGTATCTTGTGCCATGGTTTAACTCCAACTCGTTAGTATGTCGAAATTTAGATCGCAAGACAATAAGTCTCCCGATGCTAAGGATAGTACAGATGGTGCTGAATAGGCTGGAGCGTTATAAACCAGCCCAGATGTTGATAACTTTGTATAAACAGCAATCATAAAATCCTCAAGATTTATTAGGTTGCCTTGGTTATCAAACATAGGTGCAAATAAAGTAATTTTGAAATGTGCAGTAGGGCTAATGGTTAAATTTGAATTATCGTTGGTAGTTAAATAAGGATCATTGGGAGAAATAACAATTGAGTTGGCCAAAGGGGTTGCTGGTGGGTAAGCAAAAACTGACCATACGCCCGGATTGTCTAGGGCAGTTGCAATTGTTGATCTAAGTGTAGTGATCGCTACTGTCATTAGCCGACCATTGATCTTGGGCCGGTATATGGGGCTATAAGACCCTGTACACGGCTTATTAGACTACGACCCATCTTGTATGGACTTGGTTGGAAATCAACGGCAGATCCACCGGTAGCTGGAGTCTGCCGAGCCTGCCAGATGTCTACCGCTAG